ACTTAATTACTGGCCTAGCATTAATATTTTTAATTACAGAGTATCCAGTTAGTCCATATAAAGAGTTTGTAGAGGTTGTATTTTCAATTCTTAAAGCATCTAAACAAACATAAAAAGAATCTGACAGCAAATTTTCTTTTCTAACAGAAGCATAAATTTTTGCTGTTGTAACATCAGACCACTTAAACCTTAAAGTTTTTTCTAATTCTTGAAAGGTTCTGTTTACTACAACATATCTATTATTTGCAAAGTTGTGTTCATTTTCTGATGTTCCTTGTGCATAGTTAGTATCATCAATGTCTACAACAAATTTTGCATACTGAAGATTTCCATCTGTTCCAGTGTGAGAAAACTCTAACAAAATCTTTACATTGTCTGGAACGGCTGCAGGCACTAGGCTTGTTCCAGGAACCCGATTTACAACAGAGAACGCAAGTCTAAGTTCATCTAATGGACTGTTTTTAGTAAAATCTACAGAAGTTGGATCTAATACAATATAGTCTGATCCAGTTAATCCAACCATACTTCCTTGTGGGTTGTATGAGAGAGTTGATGTGTCTCCCCTCATCGCAACGATGTTATTTAAAAATCTGCATCTTTCATTTCTTTCGACTCTGTTTTCATTTGTAAAAATTCTATTGTCAGCATTTGTAGAAAAAACCTTTAACTCTTGATTGTTTGAATCAACCACATTTATAACTCCATTTGCAGCGTCTCCATCTAAAGGTCCATACTGTGAAAAAATATTAGAAGGAGATTCCCCATCAATACTATACAACCAGCCATCTGTCTCTGCAAAAGAATATATGACTCGACTATCAAATGATCCAGCCACTGGATTAGATCCTGCAGAAAATATTCCAACCTCAGTAATCTCATACCTTTCTTCTGTAGGCATTTCTGCTGTAAGAACTACTTTTGATAATCCGTCTTCATTTACAAATCCCCTCGAAATAATCGGCACACGAAACATTTCAAAATTTAAAGATTGTTTATTTTTCATAGAGTTTATTTCTTCTGTATTAAATATGTGACCTGGAACTACTGGAGTAGTCCCACATCCAACTGCAATATGGGATGCGTAAGACGGTGTCTGACCTACCAGATATTTTGCTAAAAGATTTTTTCCTGTATTAGTTATCATTGAACGCTCCCATAGTATATTGTATCATCAAAAATGTTGCCAGCGGTCAATACTTCGACCTCTGCTTGCTCACCCTCTTTGACATTAATTAAATTAATTACTAGATCTCCAGTTATTGGGTCTATGTATACTGACTTGCAATTTGGCACCTTTGTTCTTTTTGTTAGGTCTGGATCTGTTCCAACCAGGTCGTATCCATTGCCACACACTGGAAGGTGATTAAAAATAGACAAGGCTAAAGATTTAAAGTAGGAGTCAGACGATTGCAACCTTAAAACATTATTTGGATTGTATTGTAGATATAGGTCTGTAAGGTTTTTAATTGGAGCATATATTACTTTTTGCCCATTAACCAAATCATGTCTTGATATTGTTGCAAGTTCGTATCCACCAATGTCTTCAAAAATTAAGTCTGTCATTATTTCAATAGACATTGTGTCTTCTTGTTCTAATATTAAATCTAGCGTTGCAACTTTTACCGAATCATCAGTTTCTTTTTTGGATGCTTCAGGAATTGCAGCCACGGCAGAAAGATATGTCGGATACTTAAGTCCTTCTACTTCCATTAGGCCACCTCACTTAAAAATAAAGTCATTTCTGGTCCATCTGAACTTCTTGAAAATTCAATATTATATACAACAAACCTGTTGTTTGGATCTGATGCCATGCTTATATTGTTTTCTTTATAGTCTACACTAACAATATCTCCAAGTTGAATTGTTGGTATTGAAAATATTTTAACTCCTATGGATCTTCTTGGCTTTGTGACTTTTTCAACAAGCCATTTCATCAAACTAGAAGCCTCATCTTGTGACTGAATATAGACAGTTTCTAAAGCAAAGTCTCGCTTACCATGTGTCATTCTACTAAGTTTAATATCTTGATAGTCTTGTTTGAATTTATATGGATTAGAAATTAGCCTATCCGCAATAAACTGTGGATTAGAGACAAGAGTATTTTTATTAAAATATTCATCTACCGTAAGATTATTTTCAGACTGCTGAGTAAAAGTAATTCCTTGAATTCTTAAATAGTTGCCACTTGTTTCATCCAAAGTAATTGGAGCATCTGTTGTGTTGAATATAAGAAACTCTGCTCCATACGATCCTGCCCTAAACCCAGAAACAACATAACTCTTCATCTTGTTAAATGTTGGAGAGATTTTAGCGCTAAGGGCTGGATATGCTTTGTCATATTTAAAATTAAATACGGCTGCTTCTCTCATAATACTTCCAAACTCCTCAAAATAAATATCATACTTTGGTGGCTCAGAAGAACCAATGCCAGTAAGATAGGTGTTTTGTATCAAACCACTAATAGAATATTTTCTAAAAGATTCATTTGCATCAATTTCAATATCTCCAAAGGCAGAGTTTACTGGGGCACCTAAAGAAAACGATGTATTCTGAGAATAGTTATTGCATAGTGCATACACGTTTTCAAACATTGCTCTAGAAGATCCTCTTGTAAATAATGCAATATTAGAATAGGCTGGCAAAGGATTTTGGTCATCTACGGACACTAAAAGACTCCCATTTAGATATAGATAAAACCTTCTTGTTTTTCCTATGTCTTCGTATTCTACTGCCAAGTCATATACCGTTGGATTTTCCTCAGCAAAACTTCTTGACTGTCCAGTAAATCTTCCGTCATCTACTGTAATCTCTCCTAAGCCTTCCCACAGTTTTACTGGAATGGCTTTTCCATTTTCAGACTCTACTTTATAAAAAAATACGTTGCTAACACTTTCTTTTTCTGTTTTTGACAACTTTCCAAGTCCCAATGCTGCGATTTCAAAATAATAACCAACATTAGTTGTTGGGTTTAGCATTACCGCTATTCCACCAGAACCTCCAGAAACATTTATATTTTTGTCTGGTGTAGAGCCATTGACAACAAAGTAGGTGGAAGATCCATTTGAGGTTTGGCCTCTGTCTTGATTATTTTCTATTTTGCCGACAATCCTCATTCTTGTTCCAAAGTGTTTGTACTTTTTATTCTCTAATGACTTATGGACATATGACAAAAAGTTTCTTGGCTTTTCTTTTGTTGTAAAATTGGGACCAGTTAAAGAAAGAGCAGAAGACTGAATAGAGCCTGGCTGTTGCTGTGTTGCTGTTCCTATCTCTCCAGTAAGGGTTGTAGAGAGAAAGTTTTTAATAAGTCCAGTTCTTGAAGATGTTTTTGCAAGAGCATCAGAAGATGATCCAGTGTCTGTTACTTTTCCAGCAGTAGCAACTGTTGTTGTTGGAAGTTCTTTATTATCAAATAAATATTCAGATGCCATGTAGCATCCTTTTATGTTGTCATCTGATTTCCAATAATCAGATATTCCAGCAGAGTGTGCAACAACTTCTGTTCCAAATTGACCACGACCATGCTTTACTACTGGACCATTTTGTAATTTAACAATTCCTTCTTGCTCAAAGTATTTAGGCTCAGAATAAATTCTTACCAAACCAGTTGGGTATATTTTTCCATTAAATGGAAGTTTGGCAAAATAATCTTGATAATCTTCAATAGATGTAATCCAAACATTTCCAAATCCAGTTACATTATATTGAACAGCATCGTACTTTATAATTTCTCCTTGTGAATAAAAATATCCATTATACCTGCCGATCCAGTATGACGCTTCTCCTAGGCTAAAGGTGTTGTTGATAACAATATTATTTTTTACAATTGGAACATCTGCAGATAAATCTGCATTTAGAGGAATTGCACTGAGCAAATAGGAAGACTGTGTTCCAATTTCATTATTTAAAGACTTTGTATTTTCACTACCCGAAACTTCCCATAGAAGAACTGGCTTGTAGATATAAAACCTTTCATCATCTAAAAGACTTGCCTGTCTTAATGACCCTATAGATCTTTGAATATGCCTTGTTGTATAGTTAATTACTCCATCATTATAAACATTGTTAGCCTGTGCTGACACAGAAATAATATTAGCAAGTTTAGAATTTGTAAGTGTTTTATTCTTTATCTCTTTATCTTCAAACAAATCATTTGTTCCTTTTAGAGCGAAAGTGGTTGGCCTTTGTGCAATGGTTGGCATAATGTAGTTTTTGCTCATCATAACAAAGTTATTATATTCATCAAAAAACATTGCTGTTTGTGTTGATACCGCCAAATCTTCTAAAACTTCTGCAACGCTTTTGTCTGGGCCAACAAAAAAGTATGGAATGATTATTTCTTTTTCATTCTCTACTCTTTTAAATGTGTAATTGGAAAATCCTATGTAGTCTAACAAAAGAGAAACTGCAGAACTAACAGAGACTTCTGTCATTAATATTTGTGGAGCAGTTATTGATTCTAAGTACCAGTAAAGATCTCTTAGGGTAATTGATACTCTTTTGTTTTCTATATCTGCCTTTGGAAATGAATCAGAATACAAAGTCTTCATTGGAACCCAATAATCCCATCCATCTACATCCACTATAACTTCATAAAATTTAAACTGTATATGCCTGTTTATATATTTTGAAATTATGCTTGAAGAGTTGTTTTCATTAAAGGCTTGATCATAATCAAATATGTTTACTGTTCCGTTTGATGCAACCAGTTGGCCCACTGGAAGACCACTAAGACCTAAGTCTGAGGCGCTTTTGTTTATTGAGTAGTCTAAAGTTTTGTCCGATATGTTCATGACAAGTCTTGGAGAAATTTCAATTAGGTCAAACGTTGAATCTTTTACGTTCATTGTTTCAACAACAATTCTTATTCCAGAAATAAACTCAAACTCTCTATATTGTTTTTTTCCATCAAGAGATCTAACAAATACATCAGGAGATGTTGCGTCTGTAACAAAATTAGTTAGTCTATCGACAGTTTCATCTTGAACATACCAGCCATATTTTGGTTTTATAATTGTATAGTCTGTACCATTCCATATATGAAATTCTCCCATATCGTTTTCATTTTCTTTAATTAAATAAGCATATCCAGTTACAGATTTATTTGGAAGCAATGATATGCTTGAATATATTTCTGCAAAAACAAAGTTAGATCTCCATTCATCTGGAACAATTAGCCCATAAGCAATTTCAACATATCCATCGCTTTGAATTATTGCAGATCCATCTTTTCTTCTTTTTGATGGGTCAAAAGACATTACATCTTGCCAATTGTTATCTTTTAAAAATTGTATTTTCCATTTGCTAGGAACCTTTTGATTTAGTTCTCCGAAGAATGGATCTAAAAATGATCCTGTTGAAGATGAAAATGGTCCAAGATTTTCTGTTCCAGTATGTGTTTGCATTTTAACTACAATCCTGTTTGTTGGAATTTGTTCTTTATAAACAACAAAAGGGCATGCATCTTCAATGTCATATTGAGATCCACGAACTTTGGAGGCAACTCCATATTCTTGGCCTGACTCCGTTCTGTATGAAGTCCAATACTTAAATAAATCATTTTTGTCTGGCATATAATATCTTGGTCTATCAGCCATAAACAAGTTTGGATGATGAAGTTTTCCATTCTCAAAAAATACTGCTTTGTTGATTCCAGATCTTGGTCTAAATTGATTAAAGCATTCTTCCAAAGAATATAAAGTTTTTAGTTTTTCCTTCTTTGTTAAAAAGGTAGTTGGGATGTCATTGTTATCAAATGTACCATCAACTAATACATCTGCATCTGTTGCGTCAGTGTAAAAATTTCCAGCATCATTAATATCAAAACTTGTAGGTAAAGAAGAGTAGACGGTAGATGCTTGTGTTGGTCTGTACCTATAGTTTCCAATATGTTTTATATTGGTTGGAATG